CTGCTTGGTGCGGATTTCAATATAGCTACAATATTCGCCTATGGAATAATAATTAAGCAAGGTTTGAGTGTATATTGGCGATTGCGAAATGGTACAAGTCCAAAAATTCCTACGAAAGACAAATAGTTTTCAGTTAGATTCATCTTCAAAAATGCCATATCTTAATTCTTTATTTGTGGCACAGTTCTCAATGTTTAGTCCTAATAGCAAGGATGTTAATTTCAAAACTTATATGAAGTGGGTTAGAAGAAGTCCACAGATGATTGGTTTTGGTAACATTATTGCAACTGACATTCTTAGTGATGAAATTAATTTTATACCTGTAGATAAGAATAGTGGTAGAAATAGAATTATGAAAGCTGAGGGTTTCTGGACAATTAACAATGGTAAGAATGTTACAGAAGAAATGATTTATGATTTGTTATTTATGGGAATCGGTTATGTTTGGTTAGGAAAACTATCAGATGAGCAGGTTAAAGAGTTCTTTGTTACTGTTTTTAATAATGTAAATCCTGGTTTAGAAACTAAGGAATATGAAATGAAAGCTTCGGTTTTACTAGATATAATTAAGAAAGATCGCGATGGCGAATTATCGGATTTGGCTAAGAAGTTAAGACATGTCGCGGCTTCTACAATGACTATAAATGCCGATTCTTATGAGATTAAACAATATACTCAGCGTGTTGGAGGAAATACAAAAATATTTTCGCCGGAAGAAATTATACAATTCCGCTTACTTCCTCTGGACGGTAAGATATATCCTTATCCACCAATGGAGAGTTTGATTTCTGAGATATATTTACTATGGTTAATTAGTCAGAATTATATATCGTTTTTTGAAAATGGCGGAAAACCCGATAATGTTTTTATTCTGCCTAAAGAAATTGCAGGTAGTCAAAATCATAAGTATCTTATAGACACTTTGAAGAAATACAAGAAAATACAAAACAAGCATGGAAATATGGTATTTACTGGTGATTTGTCCATTGAGAGTTTAATGGAAGTTGAACATCAGATGGAAAATAAAGATTTAGCTTTATATCTTACTAGTGTGTTAGCTATGTTTTATGGAATACCACTTAGTAGAATACCTTTCTTGGTAGGTAAAGCTGCAAGTAAAGGCGACTCAGGTGGTCTTGCTGAAAGCGGTTATTGGAGAAAGATAAGCGTATGGCAAAGCAAGATTGAAGATTCCATGAATGGACAATTATGGATTCCTTATTTCGGAGTGCGCATGAAATTCCGAAGAGGTTACTTACAAGATGAAGTTCGCGAAACTCAAAATTTCGTTCAAAAAGTATCAGCATCTCAACAGCTTATGGACATTGGTCTTTGGACTCCTGAAGCGGCTGGAGATTATCTTGATATAGATGATGAAATTATTAATGCAGCTCAAAAGCTTAAAAAGGAGCGCGAAGAAGAATTAAAGAGTGAGATGCAAAAACAGAATTTCAATTCAGATAGCAACGTGATGAAAGAACCCGATGCTAAAGATGCGGCAAAAAAGAAACAGAAAACTCAATTAGATAATCAATCTAAAGCCGGAGGTAAAAACATTCAAACGTGATATTATGCAATTACATTCAGATTATCAGAAGATCAAAGCTCGCTTTGTGAATCAGTATGGAAATAGTGAAGGTGGACTTAAGTATAAAGAATGGGCTAGTAAAAATAAACTAGATGATACTAAGGAATTTCCCAAAAACCGAAAGAGTGAAGGTAAAGAGTTTATATCGGTTGTTCATGGTATTGAGGTTAAAGAAACAGCAGATGCTTTTTATGTTAGAGGACTTATAGCTACAGACCATATTGATAATTTGGATAGGGACCCAAATATAGCTATTCCCGATGTCGTTCCTAAGGCGACTTTAGATTCTTTCGCGAAACAGATTAATGAAGAATTTAAATCGAGAATTATGGGCGTTCATCATAGCGAAGGTAAATATGGTGAATATTTTGGTGTGGCGGATATAGATAATACACCGGCTGAAGTTATTACATTAAATGATGGTCATAATGGATTGTTCGTAGATAGTAAGCTATTGAAGAGCGATTCAAAGACTCCAGAAATAATCGAGAATATACATTCTGGAAACTTAAATTCCTTTTCCATAACCTATGACACCAACGGATTTCAGACAACCGATTTTGACTATGTTGAAGATAGACTAGTTAGAGTTCTTGGACCTGAAACTCGTTTACATGGATATACTCTAGCGAGTGATCCGGTTAATCCAAATGCAATCATAACGGGTTATGGTTTCAAAGAGTTCAAAGAATTGGTTGGAGAAGGGAAAAAAGTTAAAAAGCAGGAGGTTTTAACAATGGTAGAAGAAGATAAAAAAACATTAGATCCTCCAAAAGCAGTTGAAGCTGCTAAGGAGAAAACTGAAGAGCATGTAGTTAAGGCAGAAGAAAAGCCTTCGGAAGAAAAACCCGTTGGCGAAAAGAAAGTGGAAGTTGATGCTGAAGAGCACAAAGAATTTATCAAATTCAAAAACGATAAAGTCGATATAGAACTAAAAGAAAAAATAAATACAGCAGTTAAAGTATCTTTGAAAGAACTCGAAGTAAAAGAAAAAGTTCTTAAAGACAATAAAGTTCCTGAAGCTGGAAGTGAAATCAAACTTGAAGTCAAGGAATTTTACAACGCAGTAAAAAATCCAAAAGACGTTGAAATCAAGGAACAATTTAGAATGGCTGGAAGAGCTTTAGAATCACTTGGTATTGATTGGACATCTGCAGTAACAACACCAGCTGAACGTAGAGAATATAAGAACTTTACTACAAACGGAAGAAATCTTGAGTTCAAAGGTCTTGGAATAACAACTAACCAGAATACAGATACTGATTATCTGTTGAGTACAGCTGAATTACAAGATGCATTCGACCCAGTAATATACAACGCTCTTAATCAGGCAACTCTAACATGGAATGTTCTAAACAAGGACGATTACTCTTCAAAGGGTAACAACCAAGTTCAGTTCACTCTAAAAACAGCGGCTAACGCAAGTGCAGCTTTCTACACTGGAAACTCTGTAGCAACTGATAACGTCACCAGACTTAAATATCAAACAAAATTCAAAAAAGTTCAAGTCGGCGTTTCTGTTGATGGAGATATGATTGCAGCAGCTAGAGGCGGTCCGATTTCTGACGTATTCGCTCAGGAAGTCATGGATTCGACAATGGATATGCTTGCAGTTGTAAATGCGGCTTTATACGCTGAAGTTGGTCTTGAGACAGCATCTGCAGTAATTGGATTTGAGTATATTTCGGACAGTGCTAATAACACAACATTGTACAATCTAACAAGGTCTACTACAAATAAATTATCACCAGATGCGGCAGCCGATACATACATAGATGGAAATGCAGCTAACATAACAATGGATAATCTTAGACTATCAGCTAATCAATGTACTGTAGACGGTTCAGATAAAAAGAATCTTGTGTACTTTACAAATCCAACTCAGGGGAACATCCTTAGAGGAATAATGGACGATGCACGAAGATTAAGCAGTCCTAGAGATTCTAGATTCGGTTTTGAAACTGACCTTTTCGTAGATGGTATTCCGGTATTTGAAGATAAGGATTGTAACTCAGATGATTGGTGGTGTGTTGATTTGTCAGCTCATAGAGTAGGAATATGGATTCCACCAACAATAGAGAGACTTGGCAAAACAGCAGATAGTGAAGAAGCATTCATCAAAATGTATTTCTGTACTTACAATAGAGCACCTAGAAGATTGGTTCAGATTTACAATAACTCAACAACCTCGATATAAATTTAATTCCCTTTTTATTTTGGGATAATTAATTAAACCGCTCCACGGAGCAAAGGAGGAAGTAGATATGTCAGCAGCAGCAATTACACCAACAGTTGTAGCTAAAAGAGACTTCTCAGTTAGTGGAAAAACAGGTACACCACCTAGATTCACAGAGTATTACATCGAACTTACAAAAGTTACTCAAAATGACTGGATTCTTTTAGAGACAGCGATTGGCGACACCACGAAAACTCTTGCAGGTATTCATGGTATAGTACTTGATTCAAGTTCTGACCTTACGCAAGAGACATTTACATATGACGATAGTGAGGACACACTTATTTTAACAGCAGCCGGAGTCGGAACATGTAAAATTTGGGTAACAATGGAGAACGCATAGGTGATATGAATGGCAAAATTCGGAACGATAACTGAAAATGTTACGGGAAATTTGAAATTCAAAGGTAATCTAACAGCTTCTCAAGGAATTGCCGGTGTCGGAGTTCAAGTTGTTAAGGACTCTCAAATCTGGTATGTAGATAAAAATAAAACAAATCCAGCATCATCTGGTGATGGAAGTACATGGAAAACAGCATTTCTAACAGTAACAGAAGCTGTCGCAGCGGCAGGAGACTATGATATAATCTATATTGGACAAGGAGTCTATTCCGAAGCAACAACTTTAGCAATAACTCAGACAGGTCTTAAAATATTCGGAGCTGGAACATCTGGCTATATATGGGGACCAACAAGTTTAAAATCAGATACATGTGCAGACCACATGATAACAATAAATTGTAATGGTGTGGAAATAGCTGGATTAGATTTTATAGCTAATACGACCAGTAAGAACTCAATTCAAATGAGTGATACAGCGAATACATATAAAACACATATACATGATTGTCATTTCGGTGGAGGAGGAGCAACTAATATTGGAATTAATTGTGACTCTACACAAGATACAGTAGATATGCATGTAGAAAGATGTGAGTTTTATAATCACTCAACAGCAGGGATATATCTTTCTGGAACAAGATGTAAAGTAACGGATTGTTTGTTCTTTGTGCCAGCAGCAGGTATTGGAATTGATCTTCCAGATACTGGAGGAAATAGACCAGACAAATTTATTGCAAACAATTATATCGTTGGAAGCAATAGCACAGACACAGGAATAAAAATCGCAGGTACAGAACCAACAGATGGAACTCTTCTTGTAGCAAACAATGTTGTAACAAACTGCAATACAAATATAACAGCAGGCAAAGGAGATGCAGGTCTTGTAAATAATGGAACATACGCAGACGGAACATCATTTGCTCAGGTAGACCCAACGTAAACTTTCTTTCCCTTTTTATTTTGGGAATAATATTTTAAAGGAGGAATGATTATGTACAAAGCTTTAATGAATATTGGAAATTTCAAAAAAGGAGATTCAGTACCAGATGAACAAGCTGAGATATGGGCGAAAATGTATAAAGTTTCACCTGTTGAAAAGGTTTTAGAAGAAACACCTAAAGCTCCTAAAGTAGAAGAACCTAAAATCGAAGAACCCAAAGAATCTGTAAAAGAAGAACTCAAAGAAGAACCAGTAAAAAAAAAGTCGAAGAACCACAAATGATAGATGATTATTTAAATAGAAATAAGTTTGTTGTATTAAAGAATTTAAGAGAAGATTCTTTTTCAACAGATACATTAAAATCAATGCTCGAATTGGAAAAAAGCGATAAAAACCGCAAAGCTATATTAAGGGCATTGGATAAAAAGATAAAGGGGTAATTACATGGTTACAAGAGATGTTCAGAGTATGAAACAGAATGACCTAAGTGTTACTGGTTGGAACAGAGTAGAAAAATCAATAACATTTGCCGGCGGAACTGAAAATGCCATAGGAGATCATGATG